TCACGGGCAAAACGGGCGACTTCATTTTGTCTAGAAGTAAGCCTAGTACCAGTATAGTTAGATTTAATTCTAACGCCGCCGAGAGTTTCACGGGCGTCATTTGTACCGCGCATAAGATCATTGATTCCGGTAAGACGGTCCATTTCCGCAATTTGTTTTTCCTTCAGGGTGGTCAGTTCGTTGATCACTCCAATGATTTCTTTGAGGGGCAGGAATGAAATTTGATCAGGAATGCCACCTTTATCGGCAAAGGCAGCCCAATCATCAACCGGAATTAGCTCGTTTTCCACGGACTCATTAAGAAGCCGTTGAATGCCTTTGGCAGCGGCATTATAGGTACCCGCCACCTTGCAGGCTCGGGTGAGCATGGCAATACGCTGGCTCAGTTCGTCTATTTGGGTGGCTTGATCTTGGTACTCAATATAGTCAGCAACCGGGAGCAGAGTGCCGTTAGTCTGGTTGGCAATAATGGGGCGAGGGCACGGAAAAAAGCCCTCAAGGTTGAGTGGATCATCCTTGCGATCAAGTAGATAGTCATAATCTTCAGCTACCCAATAAACGGTGCGATCTTCACGGTTCCAAATTTCAAAAATCTCACCTTTTACTTCGTGCTGGTCATTGTCATTCTCATACTTGTCTTTTTGCCGCTCGTCCTTTTGCAGGGGTATTGCTTTTGCAATTTCCTTGCCAAACCTATCCCGCATTTGCTGATAGGTCATGTAGACGCGCTTGGCCACGGCAACTACTTCCGCCCAAGTGCGTGCATTGGAAGGAAATATTAGAAAATCCTGCCAATGAAGGTAATCAACTGGGGTAGACTCACGGGTAATTTGATCACCAGTTTCCTCAAGTTTGACTTCCGCTGGATCACCCCCATCAGCAATTTCCTCGTCTAGCTCAGGCTCAAGCTCGCCTTGGCTATCTTTCATGTCGATACTATCTTCAGTACCTAGTGAAACGCCCCTGCTGATTTGTGGCTCGTAGCGGACCCAAACCGTACCACGCCCCGGCAGGAGGTAATCCCTGACTGCCTGCGACATGGCGTCATTGAACCCACAAATCTCAATTTCATTGCGAAGCGCCCGCTCAAGTATTTGGGCCGCCCCGCGTGCAATGGGATCCTTGTCGCCAAACCGGCGCTCTGCCAGCGGCAGGGGGGTGCGCCCGTAGATGGCGGGCATCAGGGTTTCTACGTTTGACCACAACGAGTTATACCGTCTGCGGGATTCCGCATCGGTTTTGGTGCGCTCGTCACGGTAACGGGATTCAATAGTGTGACCGCGCTTGATATACTGGACGTAAGCTTTGCTCTTGCCCAGCTTCTCAATTTGATCATTCCAGAACTTGGAAAGGCGGGCAGATTCTTTGCCGCCTTCAGGCCCAGCTAGGGGATCAAGTTCAATTTCCACGACGGAAATTCTCCCAACTTGGATAGCCCTCTAAATGGCCTGCGTCACAGTGAAAATCCGACAACGGAAGATCTGGGCCTTCCCCGTACAGCTTCCAAGTTCCAGGGATGGTTGCCTTAAATTCCTCGCCTGCCTGCTGGCAAGCGGCGGCAGTCTCATACTGAGAAGATGGATTTTCTATCCAGCCATAAGAGGACATGCCCCCGGCAATTAGTACCCAAGCGAGCATAAGCATTAGTTTATCCTAAGAATGCCAGAATAAGCTTTACGCTGTTCGTTCGCTTCCCACAAGTCGTCCAATGTGACTGTACACTTCCCAGGGTCAGTTGAAAATACCTTTGGCTTTTCTTCAGTTGTGGACGACTTCTCAGCCGGAATCATTTTGTCCAAAACTTGGCCGATAAGGGAAAGGGCGTCCACTTGGTCGTCGAACTTACCGGCATCAAAAATCAGGAGTTCTTTTCTAAACTCTGAGAACCAATGGGCTCCGAAGGGGCAATATAAACCATTTTGTGCCATGCGTCCGATGATAGACTGGGCGCGCATGGCTTTGGACTTGGTTGAGGGGAATTGGGCTCTTGAAACGTAGGCCTGTCGTTCCCGCATTCGTTTGATAAGAAAAGGTCCAACTGCTGCATTGATTTGTCCTGTTTCTTCAGCCCAGCCAAGGGGCTTCCATTTTTTAACTAGGTCACAAAATACTTCTACCCACTCGTCAGAAGTTGTCTGTTTGCGCCACAGGTCAAGCACATAGATATTATTCTTAAAGTCTAGGCCAACCACAATGTGAACCGTGTAGTTTTCCTTGCCAGCGGTGACAGCGTAATCACTGGCCCCGTAGATATTAAGATCACCGGGTTCAAAGTTGTTTGGCAGGCCGGTTTGCTCATTCTGTTCATAAGATTTCAGCCACTCACCACGGAAGAACACGCCGCTGTCAGGGGCTGGGCGCTGCTGGTACAGGGACGACCAAGTGCGGGGGTTGCGCTTGAACGGCGCAAACATTTCCTTATTAAACCATTCAGGCCAGAGAATGTCACCAATCTTGCGCCCAAGAATATCATCCTCGCGTTCGCACTCAGCGGGGAGGCAAACCACGTACCACTCATTACCGTCGCGGCATCTGATCAGGCCGGATTCACCGTTATAGTTTTCTGGCAGAATACGGCCAGCTACGTCGTCTTCATGCCAGCGTGTAGTTATGCCAATTTCGAATGCCTTGGGCTTCTTACGAGTAAGTAGATCGTCCATGTACGCATCCCAGGTTTTGCTGCGTACTACTTCAGAGTCAGCTTGCTCGCGCCCTTTGATCAAGTCGTCCCAAATGACACCATCGGCACGGTTACCCGTGATGCCGGTCAAGATACCTGCCGCCATCCACTCACTACCATTGGTCAGTGTCCATTCATCGGCAGCCCGACTATCTTCAGAAAGGGTCGAACTGAAGATTCGGTTATAGATTGGCTGTTGAACAATTGAACGTGCACGGCGGCCAAATTTGCGTGGGAGTTCACTTCCATAGCTCGCCACAATGATAGAAGAACTACGAAAACGTCCCATGAAATGGGTTGGGAACACAACCGACGTATAGACCGATTTAGCGCTTCCTGGGGGCATCAAACCCATGAGGCGTTTTAATTTTCCGTCCTCAATTTGCTGGAGACAGTCAAGCCACAGAAGGTGGTGGGCACCGAACAATTGCCTGCGAGGACGAAACTCTTCAATCTCGTCCTCGGCGTCCTCACGTATAGGTCCACTTGGAATATTAATGAGTGACGCGAATGTCAGCAGGTCGTTCTTCGCTCTTTCCCTCTTTTGGCGCTCGGTTTGTAAGCTCTTCAGCTCGTTTGAGAGCCGCCTTAATTCGCTTATCGAGTTCGGTGCCGTCAAGATCTTTCTTTTTGTCATTGGTCACACTGGCTGTAATGCTGGTTTGAGATGCCTTGCCATATGCGCGGTCTAGGATGACGGCGGAGGCCGCAATGCGTGTGGCCTCTGGAGCACGGTGGTTACTGGAAATCTCAATAAGCGTTTGCATGGCAAGCGTGGCATTTTCCCTAGCCAACTGCTGCAATTCATGTGCTTCTAAAGCTACGGCTTTCTTTTCGGCCAGCTTGACCCGTTTGCGTTTCATGGAAGCTTCGCTCCTGAGTGGCTTCTTGAGTTTCAATTTGAAATATGTGGCGCGATACCTGGAACGCCTAGAATTACCGTAATGACCCCATGGATTAAGAACGCCACCGGGCGGGACCGCCCATTTACGCAAGGTCTTAAGCTGTTTCTGCCCCATGGGGCCGCCAAGACGACCAACACTCTTGTATTGCTTACGTACTATGGTTGGAGCTGGGGTAGGAAATGATATCTTCATACTTTCAGCTTCAATGGTTTTAGGCTTCCAAGCCGATGCGCTCCGGGGTTTCCTGACATCCTAAGGTGACCACCGCCCTGCTTAGGAACGCTGGACGGTTTGGCTGCACCAGACTTGAGCGGTGAAACGCCTGATGGATTTTGCGGGCCACGCTCACGCGGACGCTTATGATCAGAAAAACCAGCCACGCCAGAAAGCTTGCCCGGCTTCTTGTCAACCATTTTAGGCGGCTGGTTACCAAGTGAGGCGTTCTGGACCAGCCCCTGATCGGCTATCTTACTACGCGCTACCGCAGGTTCATTGCTGTAGTACGGATTAGTGGGCTGCGTGCGTACTCGGCGTTTCACCTAATTCTCTCCAATTCCGTCAAAACCAAAAGCCACAAATCGCGCCTGTCATAGTCAACAGCTATCTTGTTACCATCAAGAAGTATCTCAATATAAAACATGCCTTCGGTTTCATACTGCCATGAACTTAAACCAAGAAACTTTGAACGTACGACGTGTAAGTGGAGGATATCATTGATATAGACTTTAACTGATGCCTCCGAAACTTTACTCGCTACACGCATTTCATTTCTTGCCTAAGCGATGTGCCCCCGAATGCCCAGAACAGCGTAAATGACCATCACGGGCACTAGCCGGATGACCAAAGCCGTGGGAAGCCTTGGGGGCATTAGAATAGGCACTCACACCCTTCTTGTATTCCGGCACATGCTTGATTTTGTTGGATTCATCAGCAGCCATCCTGCGCTCACCGGCAGCATCAGAAATGCGGTCACGAGCGCTATCCTCGTGATCAGCCACGGAAATACCCCGGCGCTTAGCAGCGTTGTAGTCAGCCGACCAATCCTCGACGGAACCTTCCCACTTCTTTGGTTCTGAAGGAACTGGGGTGCTGGTAGCTGATTCTGTAGGAAGTGCTTTAGCTACCGCAGCACTACCTTTCTCAGGTTTGCCATTGCCAGCAGCTTTGGATTCCTTCTTGGCAGATGAAAAATCCTTCCCTGGAACCGGCGTGCCGCTTTGGGCGGTTTTCAACGCAGCCTTATCACCAACTTGATTCTTAGACATGTGCTATCCTTTAGGCCACGTTAATGTCTTCTTCACGTTCACGAAGATACTGTTCAAAGGCGCGCTCTAGGTCAGGCTTGTTACCTGCAAATTCGATTACGCCGTAGGAATTACGCTTCAGATCGGTGTTAGGGTTAAAATCATACTTTGCAAACATACCCCACCTTGAGATGTATTTCCTGCTTTTCTTTGATCCATGAAACGCATGTTCTATCGTAACCGGCACAAAGCCAAGCTTACGATTTACATGAAGCAATGCCCGAGACTGCCATCTTTGCAGGGCTTCTATATAGGCTGGATGGCAGCCCGCTGGCAAGGATTTCTCCACGGCCCCAACAAGCCCCAGTGCCATGTGGTGATCGCCCGAACCCATGGCACCCAATTCGAAAAGGCCCCCAACATCGTCCAGGACTTTTCTCGTCCA